CTCTTCCCGCGAGGGTTGGAATCAAAGATCCGCAAACAGTTGACGAATGACGATTATGTAAGGTTTTGCTTTAGCTGTCTCCAATCAAAAGTCTTGTGTGAAACCGTCCCAGACGAATTCATACTTGACGCTTTGATTGAACACCAAAACAAACTTAGTCAGCCACACCGGGGTTTAACCTCTGAAACTCTCATTAATTTAAGAGCTAAGGGTCGAACTTTCGGTAGGCATGTAGCCAAATATTACAACAGTAATAAAGGCCATTTTCCGACTAATAAGGCATCATTTGCTTTCCCTCGTAATGGGGGAGGGTTAAAAGGTGACTTAGTGTTCCACAACCGTCTAAAGGACTCCAGTAATAAGGAGGATCCTGATGACAGAATGGAACCGTTTGTTATTGGTTTGTTTGGGCAACCTGGTAGTGGAAAGAGTTCCCGCATTAATCAAATAATTGCGGAGCTTTCGAAGCTTTTTCCAGGAGTGCCTCATGGAGACAAACTAATCTACCAAAGAACCTGTCATGTCGACCATTGGGATGGATATCGTGGGCAACCAATCACTATTTTTGATGATTTAGGTCAGTCCACAGACGGACACGATGTACGCGAGTTTCAAACTCTTGTTTCGTGTTGTCCATATATCCTACCGATGGCGCATCTTGATGAAAAGGGGCAGAAATTCTGCTCTCCGATTATCATTGCGACGTCAAATTTGCCTTTCGGGGCAAAGTTAAACATGATTTACAAAAACAACAATCCTATCATTGATGATGCCTCCTTTTGGAGACGCTTTCACGTTCCGCTCCATGTGGAACAAGGCGACATTCATACTTTGATAGAAGATCCGTGTTGGACTCGGCAAGAAAACTTGCTATTTCGAGTTAAAAAACGAGATCTTGTGGTGGCGAGAAAGATGTCCATGGACACTTTCTTCCAACAGAAAGTTGATTTTGATAGGAAAGGGGTAAACGAGATTTGGAATCCCGAGCCCTTTTCCGGTTCTTTTTCTTTCCTTCGAACTAAGTTCAAGGAAAGGTGTAGATACC